GTACAGCCCCAGAGAGACTCCTTGCATGACTGGAAAAAGTACTAAACCCTGCCGTTCCTGCATGGTCAGCAGCCTCTCTGTGTGCAGTTTCAGCATCAGAGTGAGCGAAAGCTAGCTCACCCTCGCCTGCTTTATGCCACTTCTTAAACTGGGCCGCATGATATTTGGCGGCAGCTTTGTGGGCCTTGGCCGTATTAGCCCCCTCGGCGTCTGCCCCAGCTTGGCTAAACTTCTCCCTGTCGGGATAGAGTAAATTTGCCGGATGCTCTTTAGGTGCAGGCTTGGAATCCCCAGAACCAGAACCACCTGGAGCATCAGCAAACCTGCCCTCGCTATCATGGTTCGGGTTGAATTTCTGAACAGCCGAAATTTCCATCTTCAAAATTCTTGCAGATAGTTTGTCTAATGCCATGTCCCCCCTAAGCAATCACAAGCTTGTCAACAGCAGAAAAACGATGGGAGTGCCCCTCGTCTTTGGTGGTGTGTGTACCATGCAAAATCTTGTGGCTATGGCCGTTCACGAAATCCGTCTTCCCACCACGAAAGGCACCATTCTCGTCATAACTTACAAAAAAGGTATGCTCATGGTCATCCGACTTACTAGTTCTTCCAGTAACCACAGGAGGAATCTCAATTTCAACTTCCTTCTCACTGCGACTTACGAACGCCTCCATGGAAAAACCATTTATCTCGCCCTTCTTCACCTTACCCCACAAGTCGGCGTCAGGAATGTGGATACCCACTACCCAGGAACCTGGAAGAAAAACAGGGTCATCGTCTCGTGCAATGAAAGACTCAACCACCGAGCAACCCTTGACTACTTTGTTGTCGTGCATCACATCAATCTGATCCATACGACCAGATCGAATGAACTCATGGGCGGATTTCTGGATCTCCTCACGGTTCATGTACTCGCCTTGGGCATCAGGACGATCAGGGGCGTACACTTCCCCATAGACTAGATGCTGCTCTTGTTCGGATTTGCAGACAATGGGCATGCGGTTATCTACCTATGCAACTGATTGCAAAACCAGGGTACCTTACCCTTGCGGCAATTGCAAACTATTTTGTTAGAAGAAACTCAGCCCGTGGCCTGGTGACTCCCAATCTGGTCATCAAGATCTTTATAGACAAGGAATTAAGGGCTTCCGTATTGCCTTTAGAACGACTTAGGAGACTTTGGGGAGTTTCCTTGGGATGGTTGAGTAGGGTTACTGGTCTAGTCTTCATGACAACCCCTCTCGTGCAACTCCCACTCTTTCTTTGTCACCAACTGCTAAGGAAACCATCGGCAAAACCATCCCAGACAACAACTCAGTGATAGCAGGAGACAAGCTGGAAGCAGCAGCGCCAATCAACACCTCTGGCTCCGTACTCTCGAAAATATGGCGCACAAGAAGCTGGTCAGCGTCAGACAACTTAGCCATTGAATCTTTACCACTAGTATCCATCTTAGCCAAAACATCCTGTCTAAGATAGTCCCAAGCATGAGGCGACGGCAGGAACCCTAAACTAGCGTAGGCCAGGAGGTCATCTCCAGGGTGCAAAGACACTTCTTTCAATCCAACACTGGTTGCTGTATCCACTAAAGACCCCAAAACACCCTTGACCATTTTCTTTTGGGAGTCTACGGAACCAGCAGAAGACTCTAACATCGACAAAACTGCAATACCTAGCAGCGGGTCAAGAGAGGCTCGTAACTTGTACTTAGCCCCTTCCCGCACTCCATCCAGAGCAATATCAACCTCCCCGCTATCTGGGGAAATAGTTAGGGCTTTATAGTTCTTCTCCTTTACCACGTCTAAGGGATCAGACCCGGATAAGGAGGACAGCATCTCCGTAGGAGAGACGCCCACGTACCTATTCCAAAACTCTACCTGCGTTTGGGATGTCGTAATGCCGAGTTCTTGAAACGTGCTTTCCGACACAACTTGCGTAGGTAAGATTTGGTCTTCTGGTGAAACCTCTGGCTTCGCAGTACGAATTTCACTTTCTTCTCCTGCTAATACGCAGATAGTACGACAGCTTGGATGGAACGGGGGCAAGTGAAACCCTCTTGCCGCCAAGTCATCGGTTGACATACCACGGAACTCCTTCATGGAATCAACCGTCTGTTTAGGCCAAGGCTGTATGGCTTTTAGGTCATCGGGGCTTGCACCATTCACAGCTTTGATTATCGTGGTTCGAGCATCCTCAACTTTAAACTCCTTGCCGTGGATCATGCGACAGAACTTGGAGGTGCGACCGTCCAATGTCGCCTCCAAACGGTAGGTCTTTACACCACGAAAGTAGGCTTCCTGAATGAATCCCCAGGAAGTGAGTCTTGATGCGTTGAGGGTGGCCCCAAGGAGTATGGCGTCTTCTCCCTGTTTTCCGAAATCCAGCTTCACATACTGGTCTTTCTTTGCTACAAGCTGAGCGTCTTCCAGGGGGACAGTCTTACGATAATTCTGGTTGTCCCTAACTTCCACGGTGGTAGCGACATAGGAGACTTCGTTTACGAGCAGAGAACTGTACTTCCCAGCCTCACTCTCTTTCACGTAAGCCAGAGTTATGTGGGGTGTGTACTCAGCAAAAGAACGCTTGTTCCACACTCCGTAGTCATCTATCTTGTTGTTGATGGCAACTAGGTCATTGGAAGTGATCTGGACAACCAATGGGCAAGCACCTTCACTGTGCTCGGTGGCGTCGAAAACCTTAATACCAGACGTGACTAGTACACAGGGTTTCTGAGATCTAAGGTACCCCTCTAACTGATCCTCGCCTCCAAGCAAGCCATATCTGACAGTAACGTGGTCCTCTCCAACATCTTTCCCTTTACCAGCAAGGTCGTCGTCAGAAACAAGGCTTCTAAGCCTAGCAATTTCTTCAGCAAGAGCAGACTTGGGGTCAATAACAACCATGGCTATCCCATAGCTGTGATCTGCCTTGACAGTGCTGTTCTCCAACTCATGCTGTGCAATCAGTTGCAAAAAACTTTCTTGGGTTGTGGTGGTGGCGTTATGCTCAAGGTACTGAAGGAACACTGAAGCCACGTTGTTCAGCATGGAATCAAACCATCCCACGCCAACAAAACTAGGCTTGTCTTTCGATACTAGGGAAGCTCCAAAGACAGCGAACGTTCGGAGGTAGTACTTAATCCACTCCGCGTTTCTTTGCCCCACATCAGTAAGGTCGATAGAGGATACTAGGAGTCTGGCCTCATCCCACTTACGGTCCTTGCATAAGGACTCAATGCGGTCACACACATCTGCGTGCTCTTTTTTCCAAGAGTCAACCAAACGGCCCGTGAAAGAGGACTCTAGCTTTAGGTAAGTCCTGAAATCCACACTACACCTTCACTAACGAAATCAAGTTAGGATCAGAGCTACCAAAAGCATACTGCGCCAGAAGAGTGTTAAAAGCGTCCCGATCTTCCGTAAGTAGGGTGTCTACTTCAGCCTTAACTACTAACGCTCGCTCCGGGCTGGCATCAGCTTTGCGAAGCAACCCCTTCGCAGAAGCATAACTTTCTACCAACTCAATGATCTCCATAGCACTCTTACGCATAGGTGCTTTAGGAGGCGTGCCAGGAGTCTTACCAACAACCTTAGGAGGCTCCGGGGTAGGTTGCGGAGAAGACACAGAGGCTGGCTTGGTGGAAGCCGGAAGCTTCTCGTGCGGAGTCTCCGCAACAGTCGGTACACCGGGATGCTCTTGATCCCCAGCAACGTTCGGATGGGGTACAGTGGACAACTCAAGGGACATGCCCGTAGAGTCATTGACTTCTTTAAGGAAGCTCTCTCTGGTAGCCAGATCTTTAACCATGCCCATGGCCGTAATCTGGTTGGAAACATCCTTCAGAGTGATGGGCCTAGACTTAATCTTCAAAGTCTTAATCCCAAGTGCCTTCATAATAGTCTTGTTGATAACTTCATCAAACTCGTTACGTTCGGGCTGGAACACTTGCTCCTCAGCCACCATGTACGCAGTGATGGCAGTAGCCATGTTGTAGTCTGCTGGCTTACCAAGAAACAACGGGGGGAGACGGAAACCTACTCTAGTGTGCTCTTCAGTAAGGACATCATACTTCCCAAACATACTATCTTGAGCACTGGCAGGACCAAACCGCTCAGTCTTGATGTTCACTGTACCATTGGAGTCCAGAGAGCCAGAAGCAGCCATAGCCTCAACCACAACAGCACGATACTTGTTCTTGTTCTTCCCACTCAGGTAGTTCTTCAACTGGTCAGCAGAGTCTTTAGCCACCGACCCACCCTGAACAAAGATGATGGCGGGAGGCAAACCACCACTATCCAGAAACTCTAGGTTCTGCTCTTCTGCCTTACGTGAGCCGACCACAGACGGCATCTGATTGATCCATCTGGGTAGGAAGTAGGGGGTTGCGTTGTCGGGATGGATACCAAACACTAAAAGCTCAGTGCCACGGTTTTCCGGCGCAATAGTCTCCCCGTCCTTAGCCCAATCCCCAGTATTACGGTTGATGTCACGAGTGGAACCAAACTCCCGATAATACACGAGAGTCTTCATGGCTACTCTCTGTGCGTAAGCCCTCTCACGCTCCCAAAGTTGAAGCTCCACTTCTTTCCCGCCACGCATCACCTTCTTCTTTACCAGCACAGGAGCACCCAACTTGACGAAACGGACATGGTGTGTGTCAACGTTTCTCAAGCCAACAACGTCACCCGCCACATTTCTCAAGACTTCTAGGAAGGCGTAACCAGTGGACTCTAGCTGCCTACGCAGCTTACGACGAATCTTGACAAAACTGGTGTTTGGATACGGCTCATTGAAAAAAGCCTGAGCAGCAGCGAGTTCTGCCTTATCCATGTCTTTTCCGTCTTCAGACGGTACGAAATCATGGCCTGTGCCGTCGATATTTACTTCCATCGCTTCGACACACTGGTTCAAAACGTTATTGGTCTGCGTCAAATTCAACAGAACCGTGGGGTCAAACGGGGGCATCAGAAACAGATTGTTCTGATTTGCTGCGGTGTAGTACAAACTAGAGAACTCATCCTCTAGCTGAACAGCAGACTGAGCCATCACCAAATAGGTATCGTTGCCAATAACCTTTTGTACAAAGTGCATCTTAGGCTCATTCTTCTTTACCTTCGACACAACTTCGGTGGTCTTGCCAGACTGCTTCATTGTTAACATATTCGTCTTTAGTGTCCTAAAGACAGGATACTAGTCTTTGCAATCAAGTGCAATAGCCAAAAAAATCGGGGGATGGTTGGATGGCCCATCCCCCAGGAACAGTTCTGAATCTGCGTAAGAAGGAAACCTACGCAATCCCACTGTATCAAAACTAAAAAGTCCCTACACCTATTCTTCTACCCCAGAAACCCTCTTAAGATCCCTTATGGTGTTCAGGACAGATCGAGAATTTTCTACGCCATTACCCACGGTGATCTTAGCCCCATTGGGAAGCTGATACACCTTATGCTTCTTATGACGAACCAGCATGGCCCCAGTCTTCCGAAGCAGATTCTGTAGGCGCTGCTCCGGCGACCCTAGAGTGTCTTTTGGCTTTCCAGGTCCAGGACGGAAAGTATGGTCTTGAGGGGTTTCTTGTACTTGAGGACTAATTCGTGTAGTGCTTCTTTCTGGGACAATCCCAGGTCTATCCAGTCCCTGTACTCCGTCCTTATGGAGTCCTTCTCCACTGGACTCAATCGTGGGGAGTACACTCTTTGGAGGCTCTGGATTTGATTCTCTTGGTTTCTCTTTGGGCTTTCCAGACCCCTCACTGGTGGTGGGGGCGGCAGTTGGGCGAAAGGGGGATTCTCAGCGAGTCCACCTCCAAACAACTGAGCAATCTTCAGGAGTTGAGATGGGTCGAAACTTGCAAAGGACTCCAACTCATCTGCTCCTTGATTCAACATGATTGCCATTGAACGCATGTCTGCGGCAATTTCTTTGATGGATCTCACTTCTTCACCTTCTCTTTCTTCAAGACTGGCATCTCAATCTCGAACGGCTTGTCCCCTTCTCCAGAACTATCAAAAAAGAAGGCACAAACATCCTTCACATCAGTGGCCATATCAAACCCCTCCTCTTTCAGGACGCCCTCCAGCCAATCACGAATGGCGTCCCCACCCTTCCCAAGCATAAATCCATAAAGCTCGGCCTTGGTGGAACGCTTAAATCGAACGAGCACAGTAAACTTGTTCAACCGAACACCAGTAAACTTGGTGCCACTAAGAGTGGAGAACTCCCCAACCTCTCTGCCAGACATCACCTTCAGGTTCGGGGTTTTTTCCGTGGTGCTTCGGTAAACAAACCTGAAGACCAGTTCTGTTGCGGCTAAAGCAAGCCCATCCCGAAGGTTAATGGAGATAAACTCCGTCCCGTTATTCCTTGACCCAACATCCACATACTGGTGCTTCGTAGTGGAAGAAAAAATCCGGTCGTCTGAAATCATCTGTCCTCCTAGAACAGCAAAGCGAACGTAATGACGGCAAGCAGGAAGATGGCTGCATCCACCGCCTCAGCAAAAGACACGTACTTACGCATGAAGCCGACAACCATGTTTTCTACAGGGTCCTCGTGACGCCACAGTACCAACTCAATCAAGTTCCAGGCGAACATGCTTCCGCGAAGGGTCAGCACAACCAACCACGCACTGATGATAAACCAAGGGTTGAAGTTCATTACGCCACCTGCAAGTAACCGTGTTGGAGTCTGGTACGCTTAGCTTTGCTGAACTCACGTTCAGCGGTGAGCAAGTCCACATCCTCGGCTTGGATATGGGTGCGTTGGCGAGAGCCTCGGCGTCCGTAATCAGCGAACACGCTGAACGTGCCGTTCGGCCCCTCCATCATGTACAGGCTGTACACCTTGTCGGTGTTGGTGCTGGGGTTGAAGTTCTCGAATTTTGCGAATCTCATTTGTCCTCACTCCTTTGAGGTTTTTGTGTTGCTTACATCTTTAGTATCGCACTATGGCAGGAGTTTGTCAAGAGAAATTGCACTCAATTGCAATTTTAGTCTTGTCCAGTCATCTGAAGGTACACAGGAGACGAGCAGTGGGTGGCTAGCGTTCCGTACCCCTTACGGTAGGTGGCTTTGTTGAAGGCCACGGCTGCCTTCATAGACTTGATCTCGATGGTGGGGGCGGTCTTGTGGTCGTACACCATGTTCCCACCTAGCTTGGGGACATCATCAGCACAGTCTTCACATTGGTTAATGAAGCCCGGTTTTCCTGGACGGTACTCAAATTCCGTCCTGCAATCTCGACAAACGATCATCGTTGGTTTCGGCATCTCACTCCTTTGAAATCACATCTCAACCACATCTTCGGGGGCGTGATTAAGAACCTTCCAGTAAGGCTTTTCACCACCCCCAGGAACCATCAAAAAGTGCAACTCATCGTAATCAGGCAGTCTGATGGAGGACTGAGCCTTAAAGAGCACACCATACTGCGACTTTAGAACATACGCCGCCCCATCCTTGATACCGATGGCAATGTAGCTGGCGTGGAGATACTGTAACCGGGGCACGCCACGCATACTACTTGTACCCCTCTTCCTTACACCAGGCAAGCATGCGGCCAACATCATCACCCTCGAACTTAATCAAGGCTTCCCCCTGCTTAAAGCAGAGAGTGAGGGGGCTTTCCAGAATCTTCACTACAACCCCACCAATGGTGGTACGGTGAACCCCAGGAATCGTAATCTCCTTAGCAGGAGCAGCAGGGGCTGGAGGCTCTGGGGCCTCAACCACAACTTCAAGAGGTACAGGCTTGATGCAAGCAAAACCGGGAATCAAAGACTCAGCCTTCTTATCAATGGTGAAGGTGGCACCACAGGTGTACCCTACACGACTGTCTTGGATATAGGAACGAACTCTGCCGCAAGCAGGACACCCTTCTGGAATCACAAATGACATCTCACACTCCTTTGTTTTTTACAGTCTTAGTATGTACCAAAATGGTACGTTTGTCAAGAGAAAAGTGCAATCAATTGCAGCCTACACTTCTTTCATATCGGCCATGTTCGGACCCAACTTAGCGTCAGCCGGGAAGTTCAACTGAGGCGTCCAGCCCACCTTCTCAAAAGGCAGGTTCTCCATGACTTGCGTATGCTGCTTTGCAATGTCCAAAGCATTATCTTCCGGCACGTAGTTATAGGCGGCATCATGAACAGCACCAAAAGCAGGGGCTATAGAGGTAAGGCCCATCCGGTGCTCAATCGACAACGCCCACAGCAGCATGTCTGACAAGCATCCCTGGATCGGAGAGTTGATGGCTCGACGCTCTTCCTTGGCCGCAATCTCACGTTGGGGGGAGTCGATCATAGGCAAGTGCCGAACGCGCCCAAGGGGACTACGAACGTACTTGTACTGCCGTGCAAACTCTTTGTAGATTCGATGGTACTCCAGCAAGATCGGGTAGGACCGGAAGAACGCTTCTCTAGCCTCTCTAGCTAGATCCAAGGTCAAATTCTTAACCTTGTAGTTCGCAATGGCGTAGTCTAAGAACCCCTCAGCCCCCATGCCATACAGCAGACCGAAGTTCATGGCCTTTGCTAGCTGACGGTACTCAGCGAACCGTTCCTTATCAGCCAGCTTCAACTCCATCATCTGCTCATAGGTTAGGCCAGCACGACCACCCCCAGTCAGAGCATGAAGATCCATGCCATTCTTATAGGCTTGGATCATGTTGGTTTCATTGGCTACACAGGCAACTACCCGCAACTCTCCTTGGGAGTAGTCGCGTTCCATCACCAGATAACCGGGGGGAGCAGGGAAACATCTACGAATCCTCTTTGCCCATTTCGTGTGTTTTGGGATGGTGTTATGAACAACAATACCGTTAGCCACAAAAGAATGGCTGTCTTCGATGGTGAGATCGAATGTCTCACGTTCTCCGTCGTACTCTATGCTGGCAATCTCTTCTAAACCGTAGCCTGCTGCTTGGGCTTGACTGGCGTGGTAAGGGCTGCTGTCAGGCTCCACCCCCTCTTCAATCGAATCGCCAAGGTGTTTGGATGAAGGCCATGCTCCTTCGCCACATCGTTTAAGTGCCGAGAAACGCCCCCAATATCTATCCAGATCGAGTTGCGGCGGTTTCTCGCTTGCTCCTGCGCCGTGGCCCACCTGCAATTGGTTGCAGCGTAATCCCCATTCACGTCCAACCTCTCCAAAGACAAGCCGGGAGGTTTCTCCCCCATATCTTTTAGAAAATTCTTGAAGGATTCTCTCCAAGAAGAACAGACGCCAATCCCCCTCCCCCCATAGTTGGCGTACTCCTTGTCCTTGGGATCGTAACAGCGTGCAATCATGTGCTGCCAGCACCAGTAGGTCTTGGATACGTGCCCTCTGCGGCTGTGACCATGCGTAGTGAGCAGCTGACTCCTGTAGCAGCCACAAGACATGCTCGGATTCTTCCCAGTGAGATTCGCTGCGAACTTCTCCTTCACCGTGCCGCACTCGCATAGGCAAAGGTACTTGCGATGCCCTTTGTTCACTGTCCCCAAATCCTGAAACACCTCCCAACGCCCGATCTTGCTGCCTACCACCACTATCTGCTTCTGCATATACCGGAACCCCTACTTTCAAATGCTCTTGTCGAACGAATCCCCAAGGGGTAAGCCATGGGTGGTTAGTAGTACAAATAAGGCTCTTACCAGAACGGGTGGTTACTTTCCAAGTTGGACGCACCCCATTACGATATACGCCTGTGACAGGCTTAACCTCTCCGGTGTGTGTAGGCACATTAAACTTCTCCCCGGCCTCAAACCTCTCCACCAAGTCACGCAACTCCAGTGTAGCATCTTGGGTACAGATTGAACTAGCGCCGTCTAAACACTGGAACGCCGGATCTACGCAACTCAATCTTCCGGTATTCGTGCCGCCTTCCCCAGCATCCCTGTTGCCAGCAAACAGGTAGTAGGTTGGGTGGAACCGACTATCCGGCCTGAGATGCTCAAGGAACCCAACCACGTAGGTCGAGTACGTCTTTACTACGCTCTGGTACTCCTTGAAAATACTAATGAACTCAGTAGCCTCAGGGACATCAGAAAACATTACTACGTGCTCCAAGGCAGTTGATGGTTTCTTATTACCGTCTTTGTCTTCCTTGGCCGTCCACATCTTAGGCTTCAAGTTCAAGCCCATCTGGCTAAACAGGAAGTCACTTAAGAGCGCGGCCTTAGTCAGGTTGATGCCGCCCTTCTTTGTGGAATCGTAATGCTTAGCTACTATACGCCCACCGATGATTCTGGAGGCTTCCTTAACAAGCCGTAACTGCTCAGCCTCAAGGTCGGACTTCAACTCTTGGTAAGCGTTTCCATCAACCAGAATTCCACCCTGCTCCAATTCCTCAAATGCCCGTGCAGCAGGGTGCATGATGTTAACGTAAAACCCAGCAAGCTGCGGGTCTTGTAGGATCTCAGCACGCTGGTTCATGGCTACTTCTAACCCAGCATCAACGTCCCCAGCAGCGTAAGGAAGCAGGGTGGCAGGAGGCACCAAATCCATGCGACTCTTATCTACGGTGCGATCAAACTCATCCGAATAACCACCCATACGAGGGGCGTAAATCTTGGCGTGTACGTCTAGGCTATTGGACCTGTTCTCATCTAAAAGCGACCCTACTATGGTGGTGTCAAAGACAAAATTCCGACACTTCTTCTTGGCTCTTACGTGCATCCAGTGAAGGTCGTACTTGAAGTTTGCGCCCTTCATCTTGATCTTTGGTGAGCCTAGCAGGTAGTCAAGTTGGTCTGAGATCTCAGGAGACTTCAGCCTCTCTATTTCTTCTTCACGGTTAGAGAAGCGAACAACATCAGCCACCCCAATCCTATGTGTGGCTTGCATAGTCACGATATAGGCCCCCGGAAACTTTCCTTCGGGTAGGGCGTAGGGGTTGAGTCCCAAAGTCTCCGTGTCCATCATTACATCCACAGGGGACTGGGTTTCTTCGTACTGTTTTTCGATGGCAGCGCACAGTTCTGAGAAATCTGGAGTGTACCGATACACCCCATACTGTGGCTTCATGTGCCCTGTCAGAAAAAACCGGGACACCAAACTGAAGTCAGTCAGCAAGTCAATGTAATACCCGTGGTTGATATCCCCAACGTCTGCGCTGTAACTGAACATGAGGGGCACAGTACCGACAAAAACGGGCACTGCTCGAAGGGAGGTAACGGTTCTGTTCTTTGCTACGAAGCCTAGTTGCTGGGCGTGCTGTAGGGCTTTAGAGCCTAAAGCGAAAACAATCTTGGCCTCAGGGAGAACCTCAAAAGCAGATGACACCTCTATCTGCAAACCCTGAGAGGACTTCAGGATGGGAGACAGGGCGTCAAATACTTTGTTCTTTTTGGTGTCGGTCCAAATCTGTATCAAGAAATCTTGCTCCACTTGTTCTTCTGAGAAGTGTACTCGAAGATGGCTTTCACTTTTGTCTGCACCTCCGCAAAAGCAAAGTCTTTGCAGTTTTCCACGGTGATACCAACCTCTTGGGCATTAAAGAAGGCCAGCTTGGTGGAGTTGTAGGACAGATCGAGATAGCCCCACAAGCTATCTGTAAAAGACACCCACATGCAAACACGGTTCTCCTTCACCACGGCTGAACGGGTCTGCAAGAAGATGGGCAAGTCAAAGGGGCCAAACTGGAAGGTCTTTCTCCCGCTTCCCCACAAAATCTCTTTCTTATCATCCCCACCATGCAGGATAGGGATGCCTAAGGTGTCAGCAACCAAACAGTCAGCAGCCATTCTAGCTCTCCTTCGGGGGGAGGATCATCAGCTTGATGCCTCCACTAGGACCAACATCCAACTTAAGCTTGTAAACAGGAATACCGCAGAACAACCCCTCGAACACCCAGCCTGTCATGATATTCGATGACTTGGTACTTTGACGGCAAATCCAAGACACGTCCTCTGGTATTCCAGGCATCAGGGGCATCTTTAGAATCGAGTTGACCCCCACGTTACTCAACAACCGTTTAAGGCTGTCACACTTCTCACTCCCGTTCTCCAGGAAACCACCAACCATCGACATCAGTTCACCCCCACTAGCTGCTTAGCACTCGTCACTTGATCGGAGAACTCCATCCCAAGACCCATCAAAAAGGCCCCAACAACACGAGCAGGAGGTACGCCATTCAAAGCTAGGTGCAAGCTAGCGTATTTCTCAGTCACCTTCATACCGTTGGAAGCCAAGAGGGATACCTCAGAAGGAATCTTCTTCTTCCACTCAGCACGCAGAGAGACTTCGTGCCCACTAAACCGGGCTGCAATCTTGAGATTGCTGTTATAGGCGATGCAGTAATAAACGCTCCCGGCGCTCGTACCACTCACCTTTTGCCCCAATGCCAAAGCATCGACCAACTTAACCACCGAGTTTACAGGCTTAGTGGCGACAGGCTCAGAAAAGGAACCCTGCTTAGACTGCGTTATTGCAAGAGCCTCAACCACCAACCCGTCCTGCTCACAGAAGAGCACAAACTTACCCTTCGTCTCCACCATGGCCTTCGTAAGAACAGCCGAAGCTTCTTTATAGGACAACCCCGTTTGGTAAACAAAAGGCTTCCCGTTAGAAGCCGCGTCAACTATGTCTTTGGCTTCTTTCAAAGAGATGCCAAGCTGCATACGCAAGAACTTGATGATGGGGATTTTCACCGCTCCATCAGCAGGAACGTCCATCAGCTTGATGGAGTACGTCTTCTCTTTGACGGGCGGGACTTCCTCTTTCTTGTCTAAGCCCACCTGCTTGCCCAAGACGGTAAGCCAGTCACCGACCTCTTTACCAACTAGGGCGTAGTCTTCTGGGGTAGCGGCAGACTTCAAGATGTTGGTCGGAGAAACTTTTAGGGCCACTTTCTCTGTGATGCCCTTGTAGGTGAACTCGACGCTAAAAAGCGTCAGGGAAAACACACCCCCCACATCATTGAGATCTTGGGCCAGCTTGTAGTACGGAGATTCAACCCCGAACAACTTCTGGAAGAAAACCAACTGAACATTTTTTGCCATGTAAAGTGCCATTTTCGATTTCTCACTCCATTGAGAATTGCTTACACTTTTAGTGTCTCACAAAGGGAGTGTTTTGTCAACAAAAAAATCACTGCTTCCCCCAAATACACCGTGTACTTGAGATAGGCTGGTGCGTCTTGCGAACTATTACAGCAGGAACGGCAGGGGTGGGGGAGCTAGTCGAGGCTACCGCCACCCGCTCATCACTAAACAACTTGCGTTGCTTCTTCTGTCTGTACTCTTCAAAATTCTTGGAAACGTTATGCTTCTTATCGAACCCGGAAGAGGCAGACACGAAACCACTCGTAGACTTGTTCCGATCATGGTACGTGGTGCCCACGTCCCCAAAATCATACTGCCGTTCCAAGTGCGCCTTACTAGGCTCTGCCTTTGAAACCCCGTAATGCTTCACTAGGAAGGCTATCTGAGGGGAGGATTCCACGGCCTTCTTACAGTAGTTCTCACGAACGTACTGAATGGCATCCTTTTCTTTCAAGAACTCAGAAGTGATAGCAGCAAGCACAAGACCAGTTCTTCCGTGGCCTCCGATGCACCCCACATGGATCTTCTTCCCCTCCTGCAATTGATTGCAGAGCCAAGTAATCATGGACTTGAACCGTGGGATGTTCTCAGGGATGGCGCAGTCAACAATCGGGAACTTCACTTCCAGATGAGGTTTCTCGTCCCAAGGGTTGAACAACAGGCCGCAAGTGCTACCCCCTTGCAAAGACACGTAGATATCTGCGTCTTTGTGTACTGGAGAAGAAGCACTCCCACCATAGATCATGAAGTCTCCTAACTTCAAAGATGGGTGACTCTGGTAACAGGATGACATTAGGCTTTCACTCTTTCATAAACTTGAACCGTCTGTCCGGGGAACACATCCCAGGTTCCGGCAGGAATAACCTTCTTGCCGTTGATCTGTGTGACCATCGCAGCCTTCTTCTCAGGGCTTGCAGCAGCAACCTTGTGCTTATTCTGAGCCTCTTTGAATTGCGGGTACTTGTGAACAGACCCCAAAGCTTCAACTTTGTACCAATCCACGTACCCCGTAAACTCCTCTGGCATGTGTTCCCTAGCCATTTTCACGAGGTTAACAACGTTATTGGGCTTAGACAACCCTCCGTAAGACTCTGAATCCAGCAGCATATCGGGTATCTGCCCACTCCGCTGAATGTCAAGAAGCGTAATCAGGTTATGGGTGTAGCCGCTATACATCATCCCTTTGTTGAAGATGGGGCCTCCATTGTGAGCCAGCGTGTAACTGGTATCAATCATGGCTTCCATGGAGGTCTTTCCGTGTACGAAAGCATCACAGGCGTCTGTCACGATGCCCCACTTCTTTCCACCGTAAGCACTGTTCCAAGAACCTTGGTGGAAGGCATAGGACAACCCGCTGGTGTACTTCCCAACACTACACTTTGGAGAACTCGACATGTAAGCACTAACGGCTTGCGTCTCGTTCATCTTCAAGATGTTCTTTAAAAACTCTGTGAACTCTGGCCCAAACTTACTCTCAACCGTCTGCCAGAAACCAGCCTTACAAGTGGTCCCCTTCAGGTGACGCATCTCCCTGGTCGTAATCGACATGAGGTAGTGGAACGCTCTCAACCCCTGGCTGTTCAGCACATCACGATAGAACTCCATGATATTGAACGCCCACCCAGGAAGAGCCTCACTGGGAGTGAATCTGTTGCGAACCAGGGCTGCAAGGTGGTTGGCTGCATAGAAGATCACAGCCTCTTCATCAGCAACCACTTGCCCACAATTAACCCGGTAATGCTTGGTAGCAACACCAAAATGTTCAACAGGGATAGCACTGATGTCCACTTTTTGCAACTGTGGCAACATCGAATGATGCTTTAACGTGTAACTCGGAAGATATTTCATTCCCTCACTCCATTGAGAATCAGTACATCTTTAGTGTACTGCTAACGAGTCAGTTTGTCAAGAGGAGGGTACCGGGTAATTCGCCCTTTCTTGAAGAAAAACCGGAACTTTGCCGCAAGAATCAGCACTCGAACGTGGGGAGTAACTGCGAAGGACGAAACGAAAGCGTACTGCTCTTCCGTCTCAACCGCATGACGGTAGTAGTTCTTACGAACATACTCCACAGGGTTCTTCACTCCGAACGCTTTGGCAAGCACAGCGAGGAACAGTCCGGTGCGTCCACGACCGCCCCAGCACCCCACGTACAGCGGCTCTCCAGCACAGATCTGTGCCACTGCCTTAATCAACCCGTTCCGAAGAACTTTGACATCAGGGACTTGAAAATCTCTGGTGGGAATGTCAACTTCACACGGAAGGTTGATCTCCTCTGCCATCTTCACTCCCTTGATGTATGCTGGCTTTTCTCGATACGGTCCACCGTAAACGGTGACGTGGTTCTTGGAGGTAACGGGCAGGTCCAAAGACCCAAGACCGATAAGACCTTTGTTCAGTTTCATTTCTTTCACTCCGTTGAAAATTACTACAGCTTTAAGATAGCACTAAACGAAAAGTTTGTCAATGGTGTTGCTGCAATTGAGTGCAAAACTGCATCAATTTAGCCGACTCATCAACGAAACCCTTCCACACTCCCATGCCGAACGCAAGGAACATCACAGCAGACACAACGAACCCTAGCAGCAGTCCGCTCATGAACGCTAAACTCTTCACCCTACCATTGTAGCCCAGGATTGTTGGATCTCAGATGGTCCATCGTCTCTTTTAGCAGGGTAGAGGACACGACATAACTATTGGCCTGGAACATCGAAACGAGCATAGCCCCCAAAAGAGAAGGGCCTTGCTTGGTAATCTCCTCGAACACCCTCTTTCCCATCTCATCCTTGTGGTCAGCCATGTACTTAGTGACGACATCACGTATCTGAGAGGTTAGAGCAGTTCTAACTGCCTCTTCAAACCAAGAGTAGCTGGGATTGTTGTAGTACCCGCCTTTAGTAAAAAAGACCTTCTCAATGGCTCTCTTAACTAGCTCTGCCAACGCCTCTTCAGGAATCAACTCACCGATGTCGGCTCTGATCTTCTCTTCTAACTTCTTTTCAAATGCTTGTTGGGGGGTTAGGGAGGTATTCGACTCCATTCTTCGCCTCGTTATAGCTCGTTTGTACTTCTTGTTTTTTGACTTGTCTATCTTCGCAGCAGCAAAGGCTCATGTTTAGGGAGGGGCTTATCTTTCACCCACCTCTTCACTTGACCTATCCAACCGCAAGCTTTACATCCAGCACCATCACAGGCATCGTGGTCCTCAAACATAACAGTATCCCCCTTGCCCGTCTCCAGGTGTTTCTCATGCTGCATGTCTACCAGCACGTCACCGCTCACCTTGAACAGCCAATGGAAGTACCGTCTGTTGAAACCACGAACACTAGTGATGGCCGCTGAGTCCAACATCAGACACAACTCTTCCTCTGCGATCTTCTCAGTGGCGAGAATAGCCAATACCCTCTTGCTTAACTGCACACCGTCTCCTCCTTACTTGCGAGTGATGGGAATACTTCTCGGAGCATCAAACGCTAACCTACTACCCGTCCCGGTAGAGCCTACGCCTAAAGACACGTAAACTTCATCCAAGATCTTCTCTCTTTTCTGTTCAGTCACTAGCACAGGAGAGCCGCCGTCCACGCTAATCTCGATGATGTCAGCAGACACCGAGAGCACTTTTACTGCGTGCTCCCCAACATGAATCAAACTGCCTACCTTAATCCCTAATGACAACGCCATTATTTTGTCCCACTCTCTGCCGTGTGAAGCAAGCTCTCAACAGACACCATGGAAGTGAGTTCCGGCACAAAAGCGCCTACGGAGAGGAACTTAACACCCTCATCCATCTTCCACTTCATCACCTTCTTAACAGCGGCGTCAGGCTTAGCCGAAACTACCACCCCATCCTTAGCCAAGATCAGAGACTTCAAATCATCTGCTGTCCCCAAAGTCTTGAACTTGCTGCTAGTAACACCCACTAAAACAAGATTCTTCAGAACAGGATACTTCGGCAGGAGGGCGGCCAACTCGTCCATGACTTTATACTGTGGATTAAAGGTAGCACAAATCGAGAAGAATGGCACCTCTGGCTCAGCAATCGACAAATCCACGTACAGCGTGCCACTACACTTCCCGACAGTCTTCAGGATCATGTCTGCTGCCATTTCAGGCTCAAGGATCTTGTTTCCAAGCACAAGCAGTGCAGAGTCGTGGTTACGCTTCGGAACACCGTACAGCACCGGGATGGCCCCAAGGGACTTAAACAGCATCTCGGAGTACACAGCCAGGATTTCGGAGTTTCCGTTAGCGGAGATCGGCACTTCCTCCAACCAGATATTGCCAGTGGAGCCGTCAAAACTCACCTTATCACAGCCCTCGAAAACGGTAAGGCTTGCCCCCACCCCTGTAACGCAAGGAATGTTCTCCCCTCTTGCAACCACAGCAGCATGGGAAGTCAAACCGCCTTCCATAGTGATTACCCCCTTCGCTGCAAGCATGCCAGCGTAGTCTTCAGGGGTCGTCTCCTTGGTAATGAGGATACAGGGTTCTTTGCAAGCAATTGCAGCCTTGGCAGAGAACACAGGCTTGCCAGTAACAACACCGGAGCAAGCGGCAATTCCCTTTAAATTGGGAGCCTTCTTGAAACCGGAAGCGAGAGTGGGAAGCTGCGCCAGATCATACTGACGAGCAGTCACTCTCAGCAAGATCTTAGCCTTTTCGGCATCGGTCGGTGCTGCCTTAGCCATATCGACAGCGATACGCACAGCAGCTTGAGCACTGCGCTTTGCGTTACGGGTCTGGAGAATGTACAGCTTGCCATCCTGTACAGTGAACTCGATGTCTTGAACATCCTTCTTGCGATGCTCCAAGTCGTAGGCCACCAAACAAAGGTTGGCATACACCGTAGCATTCCACTTTTCCATGTCTTGAAGGTTGAGCGGAGTGCGGATACCAGCAACCACGTCCTCGCCTTGGGCGTTCACCAGGAACTCACCCTTGATGTGCTGTTCTCCAGTGTCTGGATTGCGGGTGAACAAAACCCCGGTAGCAGACTGATCGTTCAGATTGCCAAACACCATGGACTGTACCGTAACAGCGGTCCCCCATTCACGAGGGATGTCATGCTGCTTGCGGTACACCTTAGCACGTTCATTGTCCCAGGACTTAAACACCGCCTCGATAGCCCCAAGGACCTGGCCCGAAGCATTGGGAAACTTCTCTCCAGTCTCGGAGACGTAGTAAGCCAAGGCATCAACCGAAAAACCCTTCTCTAGCTGATGACGGTCAAGACCCATGACAACAGAGCCGTACATGGTGATAAGGCGATGATAGCTGTCCTCAAAGCACTTGGCCCCCAGCTTGCTCTTCCAGAAGTCTTTGTTCTCTTCGTCAATTCCGACGTTCAGAATCGTGTCCATCATACCGGGGCAGGAAACACGAGCGCCAGAACGAACAGAAACCAGGGGCATGTACCCGAAGTGCTTAATCAACTGCTCACAGTAGTTGCCCAGGGAATTCTTGATCGTCTGCATCGTGTACCCAGGCATACTGTCATAGGCTTCCCACACGCCCGTAGGAATCACGAAGCCGGGGGGAACAGGAATGTTGGCCTTGTCCATCCAAACAAGACCTGCGCCCTTGCCACCGAGAATTTCAACGCCCGGAGCATCCTTCATTTTTTCCGAGAACCCGAAAGGGTAGAACTGGTACATCACTCACTCCTTTGAGATTTTTGTTACATCTTTAGTGTCACACAGTACGAGCAGTTTGTCAAGAGTTTTTTGTCTCTACGAAAACAGCCACATCGTTTTCCACAGAATAATGCGCTAAACCTAATCCTAACATGGTTAAGGTCATTTTTGCATTGTTTTCGCCAGAAATGTTCAGCCTCTTGCAAGCATAGGTGCGGTGAGCCTGTACCGTCTTCACAGACAAACCCATTGCTGTAGCCACCTCTTTCATAGACAGGCCATTCATAAGATGCAGCACAACTTGTAGCTGCTGCTTAGGCAACCCCTTACGATACTCCGTACATTTACAGGACAGCCAATTACAAAAACCGCCCTTATGCCTGTCTTTCAAGTGACCACAATTAAGACACTCCATGCTACTGATCCTCAATTCTCAGAGCAATCGTCGCCTCCAAAATCTGACCACTGGTAAGAGTGACAGTATTCTTTGCCTTAAGGGTCTTACCAGCCGTGCCACCAGACAAACGAACTCTGGTCTTGGTCCCCAGGATGGAATCCGTCTCCACCACCATGGGGGTGTCAGCAGTCCAGGTGCTTTCAACGATGGCATCACCAGAGGCGCGGTTAACCCAATCAATTTCAAAATCTTCCGTGCTATTGGGGTCTTTAGTTCCAGTGAACATCATCTCTCCTTTAATCTGTGCAATCCATTTTCTCACCTGAGCCAAAACTTTCCAAGAAGTTTCTGCTTTGTCTATCCAACTATTGACTTGAGGCAGAACCTTCCAAGAAGATTCCTTGCTAGGCATCACCCAATCACGGGTCTGCTCCAGGACAACAAAAACCTTCTTGGGGAACAACCCAGTCAATCGTGCAGAGGACTGAATGGTGCGTAAAACACCAACAACCCGCACCGCAGCACGAGCTAACTGTGTGCTAGAAACGCTCTTCTGCACCCTAGCATCAGAGTTGAGGCTACGAGCAGAAACCACTCTAATAACAGCGTCAGCAGACTGATACTGCTGTGCCGGAATAGCAATTGAGGCGTCAGAGTACTGCGTAACAACCACCGACGCCTGAACCCTAGAATCAGAATAGGTGTCAGCCTCTCTGTGAACCTGAACACGAGCATCAGCATAGGTGTACTTGCTTGCAATCAGTTGCAGTCTTGCCGAAGCATCCTGCGTGTGTGCAGAAGAAACTTGAACTCTTCCCGCTGCGGTGATGGTGACAACCGCCGAGGCTTGGAACCGCGCCGTGGACGTAATCTGATAAGATCTAGTCCGTTGAACACGAATCGTGGCACTCTGAGTCTGAGTGCTAGTTACTTGCACTCTTGAATCTGCGGTGACTTCCTTACTTGCAGCAGCAGTGACCCTAGAAATCGCACTTAGCGTCTGCTGCGTATGGATGGTGACACGAGCAACTGCCGTGCTTGTCTGAGAGGAAACAAGCTGAATCCTGGTCCTACCAGTCAAAGTCTGCTGGTAATTCGTTTGAATTCTAGCCTGAGCAGAACTCTCCTGAACGGTGGTACCTGTTACGGTGATACGAGACACCGCAAACTGCTGCTTAGTGGTGGTCGCAATTACACGAGTAACCGCACCTAAAGTCTGACTTTGAACAACCTGGATACGAGCATCAGCAGTTTGCAGCTTCTCTTTAGCGCCAGTAACTTTAGCCGTAGCTGTCGTGGTCTGGCTACTATGCCCGGTAATACGGGACACCGCCGTAATGGTTACAGCGTTTCCAGTAACGGTAATGCGAGACTCTGAGGTGGTGCTTTGAGAACTGGTGTTCTGCACCCTCGAATCAGCAGAGGTGGTCTGCGATTGAGTCTTTCTAAGGAGCGTATCAGTGCTATGGGCAGCGGTGAAGGTGGCCCTAAACACAGAACTGGTGGTGTGAGAAACACTAGTAACCGCTTGAATTACGGTCGAAGTGGTGTGGCTCACAGCAGACACAGCCTGAAGCACAGTGCTGGTGCTGTGGCTAGCCTCAAAAGTAGCTTTGAGTGCAGTGTCGGTAGAGTGGCTGGCCGTGTAGGTCGCCTTTAAAGCTACGTCCGTGGTGTGGGCACGAGTCTGCTCCTTCAACAGAGCCGTGTCTGTGGTATGAGACGCGGTGAAGGTGGCCCTTAATACTAGGCTGGTGCTATGAGAAGCCTCAAAAGTGGCCTTAACAGCAGTATCGGTGGTGTGAGTCTTGGTTTGCGTCTTACGGAGGCTGATATCAGTGCTGTGCTGCACTGTAACCGTAACCGTGGAGAACGAAACGTCAAAATAGTCTGCATCTAAAGACCCTGCCGCATCCAGGTAAACATCCGTGGTGTGGGAGGCTGTAAAACTAGCCTTAACCACAACACTAGTAGTGTGGGCAACACTCTGCTGCTTCCAAAGTCTGGTATCGGTAGAGTGGCTTGCGGTTACAACGGCTTGCAGGGTTGTATCTGTGCTATGGGAAACACTACTCTGCTTCCAAAGTCTGGTGTCCGTCGAGTGGCTGGCAGTAAACGTGGCTCTTAAAACAGCACTCGTGGTATGGGATGCGGTTAAGGTAGCCCGTAAAGCTGAGTTGGTGGTGTGAGCAACAGTACTTCTTGCATAAAAAGCTGAATCCGTGGTGTGGGCAGCGGAAAAACTCTTATAAACAGCCGTATCTGTACTATGCGATTTTACTAAAGTGGCCCGTAAAGCCGAGTCGGTGGTGTGAGCTTTGGTCGTGGTGGCACGGAGAAGCGTATCCGTGCTGTGGCTTGCAGTAACCACAACCTTTAAAACCGTGCTAGTGGTGTGGGTTACAGAAGTACGGGCCTGTACAGCAAGGCTAGTGGTGTGGCTCACCGTAGACTGCAATTTAACCACTATGCTCGTGGTGTGCGAGGCAGTAACTACATTCTTAATGGCTACGTCAGTGGTGTGGGCGGCAGTACTCTGCTTCCACAGAACTGAATCCGTGGTGTGGGAAATCGTGGCGTTTGCATGAACCACAACGATACTTGTGGTGTGAGAAACCGTCTGACGTTTCCAGGCAGCTATGTCGGTGGTATGGTTAACCCTCACCGAACCGTACAGCTTGATGTCCGTGGTGTGGTACACATACGGAGAACCAAGGTACGAATAACCCAACGGGGCGTCACCCAAAATGAAGGGGGTGACTAGATACAAGTCTGTCGTATGGGACACCGAGGCTCTGCCCGTAAGCAGCGTATCGGTGGTGTGGGTCTTGGTTAATGTGCCACGTAAAGCCGTATCAGAGGTGTGGCTTGCTGTGTACCGACGCACCAAGTAGGTGTCGGTGGTGTGAGTCTTGCTTACAACAACCTTGATGGTGGCGGTTGCAGTTACAGTGCTGCTGGACGTGTTCTGAAGACGTGCCGTGGAGGTGGAGGTCTGCGGAACAGATACCCGCACACGAGAAACCGCGCTTTGCGTCTGTGTGACGGTTTTTCTTAAAGCAGCGTTAGCCGTTATGGTTCTAGGCTGAGTAGCCCGAATATCTGCAACAGCCGTTTGGGTCTTGGTCGTTGCCCCACTAATACGGGCGTCGGCTGTAGTGGTCTTAGTAGCAGCAGCAGTCAGTCTTGACACTGCCGTACTGGTCTTAGCAGACGTTACACGAACCCGTGCAATTGATTGCAGAGTTTGAGAGCTTGTGGCCGTCAACTTAGCAGTGGCCGTAACGCTCTGGGTGGAAGTATTTTGTACCCTAGAAACTGCCGTAGTTGTCTTCGTAGTAGTAACAGCCGCTGAAATCAAGCTACTAACTGCGGTTAGAGTCCTACTAGTGGTTACTTGAACCCTAGAAACAGCAGTAAGTGTGCTTTGCGCCGTTGCTCTAACCCTGGCTACGGAAGTAGTTGTTTTCTGGGATGTAGCTTGGACCTTAGAAATACTAGTGATAGTACTCTGGGTCGTTACTTGAATTCTGGAAACACTTGTAGTGGTTGCCTGGGATGTAACCCTTAAGCGAGCTACTGATTGAATCGTGTTCTGCGTAGTAGCAGTTACTTTAGCTACTGAAGTGGTTGTTTTCTGGGCGGTTGCCTGAACACGAGAAACAGCAGTAGTAGTCCTCTGTACAGTAACCATCAACCTGGAAATCGCGGTTGTGGTCTTCTGGGTTGTGTTTCTAACGCTAGAAACTGAGGTAGTGGTTTTTTGGGTGGTTGCCGTTACCCTTGAAACTGCGGTGGTGGTCTTTTGGGTAGTAGTAGAACCTTCTATAACACCAACAAGAAGGTTAGACCCGTTGGTACCTGAAGCCCCGGTAAACGTTGTACTATAGGTGCCCGTAGAACTGACAATACGGTACCCAGAACTAATCATTTTAGCGGAAGCGCCTGAGCCAGTCTGATTAGCATGAACCAACGTAAAACTGTTGGTCAGGGACGAAGCGGCTGTAGAAGTTCCACCAAGCAAGGCCAACAGAAGAACATTGGCTACGGTTGTGGTGTAGTTGCCAGTGACGTTACTTGTAGCAGCCGTTACTTCCGTAACGTGCTTAACAAGATTAGACCCTACTGTGTACTCAGCAACAGAAATGTACCCAAGGGTTGGAGCCGTACCGCTCCAGTTAACAGTGATTCCGGTCCCTGGAGAAGAGCCAACCACACCAACAGCGACAGCAACAGAAGAGTTAACGCCACTGGTATACGTGGCAATAACCGTCCACGTTACATTAGTCTGAGTTACGGAGGTTACAACAGACGAAGAGCTTCTGCCCTCGATCCAGGCTATGAGATTTCTGCCAGCCGTCGGTGTGGCACTAAGGGTGCCAGACGTGTTGCTGGTTATGAGGGTAAAATTTCGCTGCCAAGTGATTGCCATTGTATTGGCTTATGCCTCTTGCCACACTCTAAAAGAGAGCCAGTTGCTCCCATCAAAATAATCTGACAGATTCGAGTTTACAGACCCTACCAACGTGAAATCAACATAAGATCCGCTGGTGTTATCTGAGTCTATAGCCTCCCACAAACCAGAAGTCCTGTTGTAAACTTCCAAAGTAACAGGTTTCAAAATGGTGGGAATCTTAGCTTGCCCTGTCCAAGTAGCAGTAAAAGGACTAACATTATTCCCACGCTGCTTATACTGGTGGATCATGTACCCAGAACGGTAAAAACTTGATCCAGGCTGAAGCACCAGATCTGTGTCGTCAGCAGACACTTTCCCGTAATCCGACCCAACATACAAAGTGGACAACTCTGCGTCGGTAGATGGCAGGGTTCCTCTCTGCTGACGGCTATACAACTTTCCATCAACAGCCAACAAAACGTCTGTGGTGTGTGAAACCGTGGCTTGAACAACAGACGCCGCCAAATACGTGTCTGTCGTATGAGAAACGGTCTTGGTAGCACGCAGAACAGAGTCAGTAGTATGACTCTTGGTTGCAACCAATTGCAAAACTGAACTGGTGGTGTGAGAAACCGTGCTAACAACCTGGAGAGTGGCCGTAGCGGCTTGGGTTCTTTGGGTTGTTGCTCTCAACCTAGCGACTGCGGTGGTGGTTTGGGTGGCGTACCCGCCTACCCTAGCCACTGAACTCAGGGTCTGAGAGGTAGTTTTTCTTACCGCTGTGGCGGCAGTGATGGTACTAGAAGAAACCACCTGCACTCTTGTCTGAGCGGTGGATGTTCTTTGCACCGTAGACCGCACCGCTGCAACAGAGGTGGTGGTCTTGGTAGTGGTCGCCTGAACCTTAGCAACAGCGGTTGTGGTGGCACTACTAGTGCCCTGAACTTTTGCAACTGCGGTGGTGGTCTTTGTAGACGTTAAGACCAGCCTAGAATCAGAACTCTGGGTGCTAGAGGCGGTCTTCTGTATCCGAGCAACTGCGGTAGTTGTCTTAGTTGTCGTGGCTGTAACACGAGCAGCCGCAGTTATGGTGCTTGATACGGTCTTCCGTAATCTTGAAACAGCCGTGAGGGTTTGGGTAGCAGTAACACTAACCTTAGATACAGCAGTAGTTGTCTTGCTGGTTGTGGCTCTTACATCACCAGCAGAAGTTGTCGTTTTAGTGGTGGTTACAGGATCTGCTATTAGCTCTAAAACCCAAGAATTCCACCCAGAAGAAGTGCCAGCAACGGACACGTCAGTAGAAGACCAAGAAGACACCCCGCCATTAGTATCATGCCCAGATGCCTCATCTGTAGCATCTAAAACATTAGCCCTATTAATCATTCCTGCTGGAGCAGTTTCAAGGGTAGTATTAACAGACCTGTGGCCTGCCATCGCAATAACCCAGGAAGTCCCAGAAGAAACAGACATGGTTACAGCAGGGTAAGTAACAGTTGTGCTAGCCGCCTGACTAGTGGCACTTCCTCCTATAGCACTAGTCGAGTGACACCCTCTATAAACTAAGAAAACTACAGAGGTGGCATTTGTCCAAGTTCCACTTACCGTTCCACTACCACTAGCACGTATCCAAGCTAACCTGGAAGAAGTAGAAGTGGCTGCGGTGTTAGTACCTATGCTAGTCCAACCACCCACCAACGTTGGAGCAGTAGTACTACCATCCCTAAAAGCAAAGCAAACAATTATATCCCCACTTTGATGGGTTGGGAGGGTGGCGCTAGTTACCCCAGTAGCTTGACCAACAAAAGTAATAGCCATTGTATTGGCGACCTACTGGTAAGGGTACTACCTGTTGCAATCAGTTGCAACGACCTTTTAAGGGGTGAGAATCTCCGTGGCACGTTCAGGAGTAAGCAATCCAGCTTGTGCCAAATAATTGACTCCGAAGATAGTGGCTTGGTTGGTCAAATCAACCTCTTGGGCGGCATCGAAACTCTTCATTACAGTGTTCAGTACAGCCCTCTGCTCACTGGTGAGTTCCATATTGTAAACTGCGTTATCGCAAGCCACAAGCTCCTCTATCGTAAAGCGGTTACGGAACCCAAACTTAGTGAAAATGGAAATGGGTGGAGGGGCAGGCTCCAGAGGCTTGGGGGAAAACTCCCCGTTAGCATAGAGCCACCCAATCCCAGGAGTGGGGGTCAGGTTATCCACTCGGACAGCACCTGGATAGTGCTCGTCCACGAAATCCTGATCCGCAACAATCACATTACCAACTACTCCGTTGTTGATGATTGCAAAAT